CCCCTATGCCTATATCGGCTGCGGAAAATGCTCAGATTGACACTGCTTTTGCCGCTAAAGCCACACCTAAAATTAAAACAACAATGGGAACAGAAACTACTGGCTATGGGGTTAATAATTCTATTTTAGGGGCCACTGGCACTAATATGATGGCTAGTTTAAGTTCTACTGATCCATTAAAAGTAAGCCCAGCTAAAAAAATAAATAGTCCTGCACAATTTACAACCTCACAAGATCCTAAATTGTTAGGTGAAATGGGAATAGTTGAGCAGCCTAAAAAAAATGCACAATTTAAAACCTCACAAGACCCTAAGTTACTAAGTGAAATGGGAATAACTAAACAAGCAAGACCTCAGTTTGGCCCATTAGAGCAAGGTGTTATTCCATTGGCTGGCACTGTCGCGGAAGCTCAGGCTGGTCAATTAGAGATACTTAAAAATTTACAGGCGAACCCACTGGTTAGACCTAACTTTAATAAAGATTCCTACGACCAAGAATCTTTGGTTGGTAAAGACTCGTTAATTCGCGGTGACAAGTATCGTAACGATGAAGTCAGTTATAACCAAGCATATTACAAAGCTAGGAGAGCAGGAGGCGCAACTCAAGCAGAGCTTGCCGCAGAACAAAAGTCGATTGGCAGTAAAAAGATGTACTCAGGTGATCGTGTTATTAGTGAGGCAGATCAAGATAGAGCTAAGTACACACTTCAGTCGTTAAGGCGTTCTGGTATCGACCCGACAGTTACTTCTGAAAAGTCTGGTTTCTTTGATGAGATGACTACGACAAAAAGCTCCTATGACATTGGCACAGGAAAGCCAGTAACCAGCACAACACAGGACTACAAGCCAAACATTCTAGGTGTCCAACTTGGTGACAATATTACTAAGACGTTTGTTAATGGCGTGGCTACCTACACTAAGACGGGTGATGGTGAAAGAACCACCTCAGAATTAGGCTCGTTAAAACAGCGTTCTCAGTCTTCACCAGATCCTATTGCAGAGATGCAAGACATTGATAATCAGATAAAGACCGAGACTGACCCTGTTATTTTAAAAGCATTGCATAAACGCAGGCTAATGTTAATGAGAATGAATCGAACCAATACTAGATTCGCAGGCTTACTTGGCGAAGCTGACACGAAACGCACTAACTTAATGAGTATTTCATAATGTATGAAAAAGAAGCTGGCCCAATTATTCAAAAGAATATAACGCCAGAGGCGTTGCTAAAAAGATATGACCGACTTAAAGGTGACCGGGTTAACTGGGATCAACTTTGGGAAGAGTTGGCAATTTATATGTTGCCGGGTAAAACTGACTTTGTAACAAAATCAGCATCAGGCTCAAAACGGGCAGCACAGGTTTATGACTCAACAGCTATACACGCACTACAGATATTGGCAGCTTCCCTTCATGGCTCACTCACTAGCCCATCGACTAAGTGGTTCGGGTTGCGGTTTAGGGAAGATCAACTGAATGAGAACAAAGAATCTAAAGATTGGTTAGAACAGTGCAGTAAATCAATTTTTCAAGAGTTTGGTAAATCTAACTTCTCAACTGAGGTTGCTGAAGCGTATCAAGATATGGTCGGGTTTGGCACAGCAGTATTGCAGTTTGACGTAAAAACCACAGGTGCTGACTTTGATGGATTTAATTTTAGGGCGTGTCACTTAGCAGAGGTTGTTGTTGCTGAGAGTGAAGATGGTCGTATTGATACAGTTTTCCGCAAGATCAAACTTACAGCAAGGCAGGCTTATCAGAAGTTTGGTAAGGATTGTGGCGATAAGGCTATGAAAGCTTTAGAGACTGACCCTGATAAGCAATTTGAATACATACAGGCAGTTTTCCCCCGTGAGCTTGAATCTGAACCAGCATTAGTTGCGCCTCCTAATATGCGTCCTTGGGCTTGTTACTTTATCAGCGTGATCGATAAAAAGATCTGCAAGGAATCTGGTTACTATGAGTTGCCATTCATGGCCCCTAGATGGTCTAAAACAACAGGTGATGTTTATGGATTTGGCCCCGGTTGCATAGCTCGACCTGACGTTAAGACGTTAAACGAAGCCAGAAAACTTGCAATGAAAGCGTGGGAAAAATCTATTGACCCTCCACTAAAGGCGATGCAAAACGGAATACTAGGCAAAATAGATATGCGTCCATCTACAGTAACGTATGTGCGTGATATGAATAATCTTGAGCCGATAGTTAATGCTACTAATTGGAATGCAGATACGCTGATGCTTGGGGATGTTCGCGCTTCTGTCAGGCGCATATTCTTTAGTGACCAGCTTGAGTTAAATGACGGCCCTCAAATGACAGCAACAGAGGTTCAAGTACGTTATGAACTAATGCAGCGTTTGCTAGGCCCGACTCTTGGACGCTTACAGTCTGAGTTCTTAAACCCTATTGTTGAACGAGCTTTTTATTCAATGCTTAGAGGAAATGTTTTACCCCCAATGCCCGACATATTGAAAGAGGTGGGAGGTGACCTTGACATTGAATACGTTGGCCCGTTGGCTCGATCTCAAAAAATGGAAGAGGTAACAGGAATCCAAAGGGCTATTGATGGGATTATGCAACTTGCACAAGTAAACCCGGAAGTTTTGGATATTGTTGATGTTGATAAAGCAGGCCGGACTATAACAGATCGCTTAGGTGCGCCTGCTGATATTTTACGAGGCAATGAGCAAGTAGCTGAAATGCGTCAATCACGCCAGCAGCAGCAACAACAACAGGCTGCAATGGATCAGGGCCAGCAAGAAATCGCTGGTGCTCAACAGGTAGCTGACTTGGAGCAGACTGTAAATGGATCAGTTTAGTAAAGATGTAAAAGAATTATTTAACAGTAAAACAGGTGAGCGAATGCTTGCCAACATGAAGTCGGCATATGGTGATCGAATCTCGTTTACTAAATGCCCCTACGAAGCGGCTTATCGTGAGGGTCAGCGGAGTATCTATTTAGAAATTGCGAACATTGTGGAGAAAGAAAATGAGTGAAGTAGCAGCAACTGAATCAGTAGTAGAGGCGACCGAATCATGGCGCTCAGGGCTATCGGAAGAATACCGAGGTAATGAATCTTTATCTCAAATCCCAGACCTAAACACGTTAGCTAAATCATATCTGGACGCGCAGCAATACGCAGGCGGTTCTATTCGCATACCGAGTGAAGAGGCAAGCACAGACGATTGGGCGGCTTTTAACCAGAAGCTTACCGATAAGGTTCCTACGCTGTTAAACCTACCTAACGATGAATCTGAAGCCCGTAATGCGATGTATGCTCGACTAGGCCGTCCAGACACTAAAGATGGCTATCAAGTTGAGGGGGCAGATCCTGACTTTTTAGAATGGGCGCATGACAACGGGCTATCGACTGCACAAGTAAAAGCATGGCAAGAGAATACCCAAGGACAAAACAATCAAGACGCTGAAAATAGTGACGCAGAAATGCAGGCGGCTAACGATTTACTTAAAAAAGAATGGGGTCACGCTTATGATGCAAAGCTGTCTCAGGCTAAAAATGCAGTAATGGCGTATGCCGATGCAGAAACACAGCAGTTCCTGCTCGACAGTGGTTTAGCTAACAACGCTGGCATGATTCGTTTAATGGCTGGAATTGGGGCAACTCTTACTGAAGAGCAGTCGGCTGGCATGGAGTCTGGATCACGATTTACTTTATCGCCTACAGAGGCAATGGATCGAATAAGTGAAGTCAGGCGCAACACCGACCACCCTTACAATATAAATAATCATCCGCAGCATAGGGCTGAAGTAGAGAAGATGGAAAGGCTCTACACACAAGCATATCCAGAAGAGGTTTAATTTCTAATAACCGCGCGAAAATACACGATCATCTAATCCAACAGGGTAGCTAAACATAGTCCTGTGGGTTAGATGGGCCGTTTCTCATATCTCGTCAAAGCAAGCGTTATTGCCAGTTAAGAGTCCCGTTAGGGGTAGCTCAAAACGCCAATTTCAATTGCCAATTTCGGAGAATGAATCATGGCTAATACAATTTCAAAAGCATTTGTTCAGCAGTTCCAAGATAACTTAATTCACTTAGCACAACAGAAGGGTTCACGCTTACGATCTGCTATTAATGAGCAGTCAGTAACGGGCGAGAAGCATAATTTTGACCGCATCGGCACAGTAGCCGCTATTGTCAAATCCTCACGCCACACAACCACTCCAGTTCTTGAAGTACCACACTCTCGTCGTGTTGTCTCAATGACGGATTATCACTGGGCCGACCTCATCGATGACGAGGACAAGGTTCGTATGTTGGTAACTCCTGAGTCGCATTATGCAAAATCAGGTGCTAACAGTATGGCTCGTGCTATAGACGACCTAATCATTGCAGCCGCCACAGGTAACGCAGTCGATGGTGCTGGCACAAACGTAGCTTTGCCTGCTGGTCAGAAGATCGCTCACGGCTCTGCTGGTCTTACTGTAGCTAAATTGATCTCTGCTAAGGAAATCATGGACGGCAACGATCTTGATCCAGACGAAGAACGCTTCTTTGTGTTGGGTTCACAGCAAGTGTCTAACCTTTTAGCTACAACTCAGATTAGCTCAAGTGACTACAACAGTGTTAAAGCCTTAGTACAAGGTGACATTGACACGTTCATGGGTTTTAAGTTCCTACGCTCTGAGCGTCTAAACCTTAACTCTACTCAGCGCAAATGTTTTGCATTTAGCAAATCTGCAATGGGCTTGGCTATTGGTAAAGACGTTTCAACTAAGATTGATTTACGTCCCGATAAGTCTTACGCCCATCAGGTGTATCTATCATTCGTAGCAGGCGCAACTCGCGTCCAAGACGAATGTGTTGTTGAGGTACTTTGCACCGAGTCCTAAGCTCTCTGCAATCAACCAAGGGGCTGAAACACGCCCCTTTTTTTTAATCAGGAGTTGTCATGGCCTCAGAAGTATCAATATGTAACCGAGCTTTGGCGATGCTAGGTGCGAACACCATCACATCTTTGCAAGATGGCTCAACTGAATCTAACGTATGTAATGCGGTTTATGCTGATGCGCGTGATGCGGTGCTACGTTCTCATCCTTGGTCATGTGCTATTCAACGGGCAACCTTAGCCCAACTATCAACTAAACCAGTGTGGGGCTATGACAAAGCTTACAGCCTGCCAAACGATCCACATTGCCTGTCTGTTCTTGAGTTAAAAGAAGACTCACAATATCGAGTAGAAGGACGGACACTTGTTTGCAATACAGACACAGCGACTATTAAATTTGTCGCAAGAATTACAGATCCGGGGCAATTTGATCCAGCCCTTGTTTTTGCATTAGCCAGCCGTATATCGGCAGAGGTTGCATACGCCCTTACTCAAAACAGAACCTTATCCAATGATATGTGGGCTATGTCTTCTACCGCCTTAATTAATGCGTCAATTTACGATGGGGCAGAAGTCGGCTCAGAGGATATTAACTCAGTCGTTTTTGAGGTGGCTCGCGCATGAGACTATCCCCAATCATCAATAGTTTTGCATCAGGTGAGTTATCACCAAGATTGATGGGGCGCACTGACTCGCCAAAATATTCTAGCGGTTGTGAGGTCATGGAAAACTTTATGGCCCTTCCACATGGGGGAGCTAAAAGGCGTGGTGGCACTCGATTTATTAACGAAGTAAAAAACTCAGCACATACAACTCGTTTAATCCCTTTTGAGTTCAGCGTTGATCAGACTTACGTTTTAGAGTTTGGAAACAACTACATTCGATTTTATACAAATGGTGGTCAAGTCCAAGCCAATGGATCGGCTTATGAGATCACTACCACCTACACTCATTCTCAGGTCAATGAACTACAGTTTGCCCAAAACGCAGACGTAATGTGGATCGTTCACCCTAGTCACAAACCAAGAAAACTAACGAGGTTAGCTCATGCCACTTGGACACTTGCTGACGAGGCATTTAAAAAAGGCCCATTCCTACCTGTCAACCAGAATGAAGCCCTTACTCTCACGTTTGCCTCCACCTCTGCTGCGACTCAAAATCTCACTGCCTCTGCTTCTTTGTTTGACGCTTCTCACGTTGGCACTGATTGGCTGGTAGACACTAACCCCGGAAACGCAGCAGGCGAAGTCGTATGGGTTCGCGTCAATAGCGTAGCGTCAGCGACAGTGGCTAACGTCACAGTCAAAGATTTGAGCTATATGCCCACAGATACCAATGCTACAAACTTGTGGCAGG